TGATGACATCCTCCATGAGTTGTGCCTTGCTGATGGATTCAAGAATACGCATGGTCTCCTTAGCAATGTATCCATGCAACTGCTTCTCGTCACCAGCAACCTGGTAGCGGATAAACTTCTCAAGCAGGACCTTTTGCGGACCAATCAGCGTCTTTGAATACTTCTCTTCAAAACGCTTAGCAACCATCTTCATTACAAGTTGATCTACATCACCCTGTGTTGATGGCTGCTTGACAGAATAATCACCCTTTGTTGTCATGTATTGGATTAGGCCTTCTTCGAGTTGGATCTTAGCCACGCTCTCAGAGAGCAATGCGTCGCCACGACTTCCATCGATGACCATGCCAATACTTGCCAGTAGCCTGTATTCAGGAACTCTGTGAGCATCGAAGAAATCCTTACCAAAGGCGTAGTTGATCTCCTTTAATAGGTTTGACTTCTTGATGTCACACTTCTTGGAGTCCATCTTGATAGCCTGCTTCTGGACTTCGGCAAGAATGCGGCGGGCAGCATTTTCAGAAACGCCACGAGTATTCCTGATAACATCAAAAAGTTCACGCTCTTCAGATAGAACAGAACCCTCAGAATAATACTTTCTCAAGATTTCAAGAGTCTTCGCATACGACGGCTTATCCTTGTTCACCATTGCTGAACTAAGACGCCTTACTAGGAACTCGTAAACGAGACCAACATTTCTTTTCTTGTTATGCTTAAAAGTCGCCATTTTGGGCGTCTCCTGTCTTTGCCTCGGGATAACTAGGCTTGGGTTTCATTTCATGTCTTCTTCTTGATGTCATTAAGTCTTGTAAACATTCCCTGGACATACTTTTCGACATCTTCGACTTCTGTTATAACCTTATCCTTGGTCGGGATACGGTCAATAGTATAAAGCTCGTCAAGGTGTTCCTTCATTTCCATCAGCCTCTTACTCTTCTGTGGACCAAGTCTATTCCTCGTGATGTCCTCAGCTGAGATGTTTCCACGAGCAATCCTTCCAAATACCTTCATTGGGTCTCTTGCTGATGGCTTATGGCCATTTCTAGCGTTATGGAACTGTGGTGTGGCAGATGCCAACTTCATTGGATTATCCATCTTCCTGTTTGGCGCCTGCTTGACACCCAGCGGATCAGTTGAGCCAATGTTTTTCTTTGGTGCAGAGTTGGTCTTCACGCCCCGATTATCTGGAGCGCTGGGGATGTCTGAATTGAGTCTCTCACCCACCACATCACCCTCCCTAGAGACCCCTGCGTTTTGGGGTGGAAGGGTTTCAGCGCCACCCGGGGGCCCTTCAGCTCCACCCGGGGGAGGTTCGCCACCTTCACCAGGGGGAGGGCCACCTCCGCCACCACCTTCACCTCCAAGTGTATCTGGAAGTTCACCTTCGCCACCCATCTCGCCTTCCGGAGCACCCATGTCCATACCAGGCAGAGCAACCTGCTCAAGGTAAAGGTCTTCAATCTTGTCAAACTTCTTGCCCTCACGAATCTGGTCAATCTCTTCGTCAGATAGCTTGAAGATACGCTTCCAGATGAACTCACGGTCGAACACACCCTCTTGAGCAGATGAAGCAATCTCAAGTTTGGTGCGCCAGAGTTCAAGGTATTGCTGCTCGGCGATAATGCTGGAGTTGGCAAGTTTGAGTTCAAAGTCTACAAGATCCTCTCCATTATACCCGCTTAGATAAAGGTGGATGATGGCAATCTTTGACAACTCAGAAACAACGATCTTCTGGATGCGGTCGATTGTGCGAGCAAAGCGAACATCTTGCTGCGCAAGAGTTGCTTTAGAACCAAGTTCTGCCTCGTATGAAAGGTATGCCTTTGGGATCTTGAGTGCTGAGAACAACTTGTTCTGAATGTATTGCACATCGTCGATGTCGCCGGTGAACTGACCACCAGCAAGAGTGCTAATGTCAGATGAACGGTCGCCACGAATAGGAATGAAGTAGTCCTCATCCACTGATAGTGGGTTATACCGAAGGTCTACGCGACCTGACTGAGGGTCAACAATCTGCTGACGCTTCAATGCACCCTTGACCTTCTCAATGTATTGTTCAACCTGCTCTGGTGGAATGTTGCCCACATCGATTTTGAACACACGACGCTCAGGAGAACGAACAATACGATACACCAACATTGCGTCTTCAATGAGGATTAACTGACGCCAGATACGACGAGCAGGTTCAATGATTGATGAACCATAAGGCAGGAAGTTATCATTGCCCAACATACGAATGTGGACAATCTGCCAGTTCTCAAGGATCATGTTACCCTGAGTTAGCCAGCGATAACGAACAGCAAATGGATCCTTCTTATCATAACCCTCTTCACGCTCAATCTCGTTTATAGGGATTGGAAGCATGTTTAGAACGCCATTTGTCTCTGAGGCGTCAACAAACAAAACAAAATCGCCATACTTGACAAGATTGCGTGTCCAGGACCAAATGTTGAACTCAATGTTTAAGATGTCATAGAATAGTGTTTCAAGGACTGACTTAATCTCACTGTTCTTTGTGGTGATTTGTAGCACTTCTCCGTGCTCGTTCTTTGCTGTCACTTCATCTGCGTAAATGTCTAGTGCTGATGCAATCTCAGGAGTGAACTCCATTTCTGAGTAATCAGCATAGCGTGAAAGGCGCTCATACTGTCCGTATGATGCAAGAGAGTGTACATACAAAGAACTGATTTCTTTCTTGTATGCACGAGCTGTGCCTTGTGGTTCTGAATAGTGTTCGCCTGCCGCTATCTTGTGGCGGATGACAGGACCAGAGCGAAACAGCCTTGTGAGCCGTTTGAACACATTCTCTTGCTGCTGCCTTGGGATTAGGTCTTGACCCTCTGGCATTTTATCTCCTTATCTAAGCCAACTAAAATCGACCACTCTGTTTCCAGGCAGGCGTATTTTGTTTGGCATTGGGTTGTTAGATGTGAACACACCCATTTGTGCTGTTGGTGATAACACAGGGTCCTTTGAAGCACCCTTGATTTCTGTATTTACATGTCCAAAGACACGCATGTTGTCAAGAAGAAGTTTGTCGATGTTGGCTGCTGCTTCACCTGGCATAATGAAAGTGTCGCGGATCCAGCAACCCTGAGATGCTGCTGACATAAGATCGTCATTCCATCCCTTCATTGCCTGCGGCTTTCCATTTTCCCAAATGAAAGTTCTTGCTTCAACAACAAATCTCTTTGAGCGAACCTTGATTATACGATTACGAATGAACTCTTCAAGTTTTGAAAATACAAGTGGACGAAGTTTCTGAGACTGCGTAAATCCAATAACTCTATCGCCAGTAGCAGGTCCCCACGCTGAGTGAACTGCTTCACCCGCTGTCTCATTTCCACGAGAAGAGTAATACACATTCTCATACGCAGCAAGACGAATGTGTTCAAGGCAAGCCATTCCAATGTTATTGTTTTCTACAACAAGCAATGCAGTGTTATAGCGATGGCCTAAATCACACAAAAGTCTTGCATACTCTTCAACTGGGATTTTTCCATAATACTCTGCACACTGCTCCATTGAGTCAGTGTCCCATACAGAACAGGCTGAGTTATCCTTACCATCTCCACGCGCGACATCTGCCGTGATGAAGTAGCGCTTGTTCTTTTGAGGCTGCCACCAAATCCACAGGTTCTTATCCCAGTGTTCTTTAGCAGCAGGTGCAATGCATCCCTCTGCGACATAGTCGATTTCTTCTGGTGAGAGGAATGTTTCACCTGATGCGTTGAAGTTGCACTCAAGTTCTTGAGCAACTTCGCGTGCAGACATGTTTGTCTTCTTGATTTCTGCGCGATACCAAGGTGATGTCTTAAATCCAGGACGGTCAGGGTCGTCTTCCAGGCCTTCAATACGCTCTGGATGAACCCACCACATCAACTTATTCTGCTTGAACTCGTTCTGTCCTGCTTCTGCGTCAGTGTAAACTTTGTGGAACAGATTACCAACACCGTTTGGTGTCGACAGCATAATGATGTTGCCACCTGCAGTGACCGTGGGCAAAAGACCTGTCCACAGTTCTTCCAGGTTCTTTACGAATGCTGCTTCGTCGATGATGAGTAGTGATAGTGCTTCTGAACGGCCGGCGTCATCTGATGATGCGATTGCTTTGATTTGCGAACCATTATCAAGTTCGACGCTAAGACGGTTGTCTGTAGTAATGTTTGCAAGTTGAAGCCACTCAGGCAACTTCTTGAGTGCCATCTTTACCTTCTTGATGATGTTCTTTGCAGTTTCTGCCTTGGTCGCCATAACAAGAATGTTCTTGTTGCGGTGAAATAGCATTAACCAAGCGGCGTATGAAGCCGTCACTTCAGAGATGCCTAACTGTCTAGCCTTAAGAATGACATTGAAACGATTGTTGAGATAATCCTTGATCATCTCATCTTGATAGTCGAATGTCCTAAAGGGAATAAGGCCGCGCACCGGATGCTGGATCCGGACATAAGTATTGATGAAGTAATGCGGGTCTTTGCCGCAGCGGATTATCTCCGCCTTCATTGACTCAGCGCTTGCCATCGGGACCTCGCTTAGAAGTCGCCAATAGTGAAGAAGCGCCAAGCCTTGTAGTAGTAGCGCTCGTTAAGCGAGACCTTCTCAACAACATGGTTAGCAAGTTCCTTTTGCTCTGTGAGCTTGAGGGCCTTACCAGTGCGCGACTTAAACTCCTTCTTAAGGTGCGACACGGTGTTCTTGAGTATCTCGTTAGCCTCTTCCTCAATACGCTTTGAATGCGCTGGAAGATTGACAACATAAGTATGATACTGGATCTTCACCTGCGGACCTGACATGCTAAACATCACGGCGTGTGCCGGAGCATCTCTTGCTATGTCCTTGAAGATCTGTGTTATAACTTTATGTGCCTCAGCAATGCCAAAATCAACATCGCTATATGGTGCAACTTCGAATGACTGGGGTTCCTGCTTGCTCATTGTCTTGCTCCTTTATCATGAACAAAATGTCCAAAGATAGATAGACACAGACAATGATTCCTGCCTTTTTGCTAGTCTTTCATGAAACTCTTCATACGATCAATCTCTTCGACTGATGGTCGCCATCCATCTTTCCAACGCTTGATGGCTTCAGGACGGTCTTCAAGCCAGAAGATAACACAATCATAACAACAGTTATAACTATAGAACGAGTATGTTGACTTATTACCCTTCATTAGTCCAGAACAAATAGGGCAAAAGATAGGAACTCTAAGGCTTTCATCAGGCATAACTACTTACTCTTTCTCCTGGTTTCCCAGGCTTTCTTTAGAACATCAGGGTGAAGTTTGATGCCTTATTTCTGATGTTCGTGGATCTATCAAACCATAAATGAAAAAGTTCATAGACTATCTAGTTGGACAGTCAGGCTTGATAACCCAAAATGTAAGTGTGCCAATGCTATTTGAGTTGTTTATTATTGACACTGTGGCAATACCATCTGACACATTATTATCTATTACAAAATCCACATTCAACTTTCTGCCCCACTTCTTCAAGACAAACTTTACTGGCTGTCTTGCTCCGTCAGTGAAAGTTACATCGAAGTCCTGACCTGACTTGAAAAATCTAGGGTTTAGAACAATCTTAAATGAGAATCTGCCCAGTTCTGGATAGGTCTCATCTAGACCATAAACTTGATACCGAGGAGCTGGCGCCATTACTTATCCTTCTTGAAAGGCGCCCAGGAGAAGTTTAGACCATAGAATACACCTGCATTGGTTGTTCCCCAGATGTTAGGACCAAAATCAAATGCTCCAACTTGGTAAGAAGCGCCTGCTCCTCCAAGCACTCCATTTCCAACTCCGAGATCAAGATGAACCTTAAGTTTCTCATACCATTTCTTATCAAGAAGATAAGGATTGACACCAGCAACTCCAATGTCAACTGTCACATCTGGTGCGTTTGAACTCACCTTAGACTTCCATGTCCCATCCTTATCTTGGTCTAATGAAGCAATCAACTTAAGTGGTTTAACTTGTTTTAACTTAACTTCAAAATGAGATGTATCGCTGCCATCTGGTGGAGCAGTTAATGTAAAGCCTGATGCATTAAACAGCCCATCATCCTTGTTGAACTCGACCTTTATACGACCCTTATCTACAGTCGTCTGGCTACCTGTTCCTGAGAATACTTTGTCTTTGATTGACAATGCAAGATTTTGCACAGAGAGCAGAGTTGCGTGCTCTTTTCTAACCTGTTCTAGAAGGTTCTTACCCTGAACAGTATTACCATCAACAAGAGTTTTAGCATCATCAACCTTGAGCGTTAACTTTTCAAAGAGACCTTGCTGGACTTCTATTGTCTTGGCTGTGGACGCCAACTGGTTCTGGAGAGCGGTAATCTTCTCTTCATACTTCCAGATTTTATACGACCCAAGTCCTGCCACCAAAAGCAGCAGGAACATCATGAATAATGTCGCGTATTTAAGGATTGTCTCTTGCATTTTATACTACTTTCTTTTCTTCATCGTCATCGATGCCATTATTATTATCGTCCTTGAACTTTGCTGTTGTGTATCTACGGACGACATAGGCTGTCAGAGTTGGCGTTAGGATAGCGCCTATGGTTGCTGCGTCAATCGGTGCAATGGTAAATGCCTCTCCTCCTGTATGGAATGTCATCCCTGCAAACAATACCTTAAAAAATACAAGGCCAAATGCCATCACCGCAAAGGATAGCATTGTATCTGCCTGACCATCTGAGTTCTCGAACCAAAACCATTTAATGTTCATTTTCATCTATCCTCCGATCTGCGAGAAGCCCAATACTTTCTCGCTGCATCACTCATTTTCTTTCTATTTTCTTCGCTATGCTTAAATCCATACATTGGATGGTCTTTACCTTTCACACCGGTCATCCAACCTTGTTTGCCAGCAGAATGTGGTCTCTTTCCATACATAGGATTACCAGAACCCTTTCTACTTTTGCTTAACTTAGACTTTGATTTTTCTGAGAGTTTTCTTCCGACTGAACCTTGCCCACCATTAGTAATGTTTGTTAGATCGTATCCAGCATTTCTAAAGTATGAAATCCATCCAGTTTCAACCACACCCATTATTTGATTTGCTTCATCATCTGTTAAACCAGAAAGTTCTTGTAAAATGACTATTTCTTTCTTAAGACCTCTCTTTTCGAGAGAGCGTTCCCAGTTTAAACAGTGCGCAGAATGTTTTGCAGAAGGACGAGATAGACCATTTGAAGACCATCCAACATAGCGGAGATCTTTTGTAATGGGATCAACTAGCCCATAAATAATGAAATGTCTAGTTTTCATTCTCCAATGCAAACATGGGCGTATCCCTCGTCGTCTGCAGTAATGTCAATCATGTTATCCACCATATCCTTCATTATGTCAGAGTGAGAAATCACAATAACATGATCGAACACACTCTTTAGATAGTCAAACATTCTCTGAACAGCCTCTAGATTTTGTGGATCAAGTTTACCGAACCCCTCGTCGATGATGAACATGTTTGATCGCGGAAGATTGGAGATGGATAGGAGAGCAGATCTGATAGCCACAGAAGCGAGAAACTTTTCGGCTCCAGAGCCAAGTTCAAGCAATCTTGATTTGTATTGCCCGTATTGCAGATAAAGGCGGATACTTTGATCTTTGGCGTCGTATTCAATGTATACTCCGAACTCTGTAGAGGAACTTAAAATCTTGTTGATTTCCTCATTGATAAGCGGCAACTTCTGAGTTAGAACCTGAAGTGCAATACCATCCTTACCCATTGCATCTACATAATGCTCGAAGGCTGTGCAAGTCTCTCTAACTTCCTTTGTTGTCGCTATCTGTTTATTTAGTCTCGAGATGTCGTTTTCGCGAGCACCTGCTTGCTGGTGAAGTGTAATAAGTCTCTTTTCTACGAACTTGAGTTCTGTTTCCTGATCTGCAAGTTGCTGGCGAGCCTTTGCAATCTCGACAGAGATTACATCATTCTTCTCAAGATCACGCTTTGCTTGCTCGTAACGCTCCATTTCAAGTTTGGCAGTGGCTAACTCCGCTTGCATCTTATCAATGGTAAGAGAGAACTTATCGACCTCAAGTTTGCAAAGTTCAATCTTATGTTCAAGATCTTCACGAGTGCTTTCGAAGTTGTTGTATTCAAGCAACATCTCATTGTATTTCTTAAGATGATTTATCTCGTCAGAAATACTCTTGGCTTCAGCCTCAGCATCCAGAACTTCTTTCTCGTGGCTTGGCAACTCATCCTTGGCTTTGAATGCGTTTACAAGAAACTGACAACCTGGGAACTGGTCGCCACATGGAACCTGCTCAAGAAGAGACGACTGCTTCTTTCTATCTGTTACGTGTCTCTTATGCTCTTTTATTCCTGCTTGAACAGAGAACAAAGCGTGCTCTAATGCTCTAAATCTTTCTGCATTAACACGTATTTCGTCTATCTTATAACTTGCAAGCAATCCATCAGTCAATGTCATTTCTGCTTCAAGATCTCTAAGATCCTGTTGCTTTGCAACTGACTTAGCACGATGCTCAACAAGCATTACTTCTGCTTGCTTAAGTGAATGAGGATCAATCTTTCTAAACGAAAATGTCTCTGGTGTTAGTTGTGCAGACAGATGCTCGATGTGTTCATGGAACTTTGACATCAGGTTTATAAAACTATCCTTCTGCATTTCCAGAGTTAGAAGGTCCTGTTCGTCAAATACCTTATCTGTTGTGAGTTTATCAAGCAACTGCTCGTAGTTGTTCTCTTCAAGATCTGCTAGTTTGTCAAGCCATTCACGGCTTTCATCCTTCGCAAGTTTTGCTTTCTCTTCGAAGATGTCAAGGTCAAGGAATCTGAATAGTATGCGCTTACGATCAGTCTCCTTGCACATAATGATGTCCATCGGGTCCCATTGAGCAAATAGCGATGTTAGAAGAAAATCTTCGAATGTTCCAAAGCGACGACGGATTTGCTTTTCTGTGTCGGGCCGGCTCTCCATTACAAGTTTCTCTATGCCACCATCCTTGTCGTGCTTATTGAAGTCAAGAGTTGTCTTTCCCCACTCTTGTGCCTCACCCTTACGAGCAAACTTGATACGCTCGATTTCTCTTGTTAGTGAATACCTCTCTCCATTTGCCAGCAACTCTATGATAATGGCAGCCTTGTCCTTATTATCATTGACAAGGTGAATGTTTTTGGTTACTTCCTTTGTATTGCTATCAAACATACCTACAGTGATAGCATCAATCATTCCCGACTTACCAGATGCATTTGGCGCAAAAATGCCAGTTAGTCCCTTGATTTGGCTAAAGTCAATGACATTGCCTTCGCCATAGTTGTATAGGTTGTTCCATCCCATCTTAAGGACACGCCAGTTAACACCACGAGCCATGTCTTCCTTCTGCTCGACGATGTTATGATAACGACGGTTCATGTCAACAACTTTATTGATGACATCCTCTTTAAGTTTCTTATCAGACAGGTATCCACGAAGAAGTTGCTCTTGCACTGAGATGTCGCGCAAGTTTTCAATTTTCATGTCTTTTCCATCAACCTTTGCAGACATCTGGCTAATGTTAGAAACTCCCAGCGTAATGACATCGTGTGGCGCAAACTTACGCTTGACAAGTTTCTCAATAGTCTTCTGCTCAACTAGAGTAAGAGCACGAGGTGGAGCAATACGAACGCGACTATCTGGCTCAATCACAACATCTGGGATAACAAGACTATCTGGTAGACGGATGGTGAAGAACTTACGAGCACCCTTCAACTCGACAAACTCTACCTTCCAGTCGTCCTTGCTATTAATGTCCCAAATAAGAAAGCCCTTATCAGGATCCTCTCCAAAGTTTTGCTGGATCATTGAACCAGCATACCACACACGACCATCTTGGAATGACTGGCGTTTATGAATGTCACCCATCATTACGAAATCGAGACCTTTAAAGATCTCGTTGTTGTATTCGACATGCGTCATTCTAAATAGGCTGTCTGTGATACAGTTCATTACAGCGCCATGGAACAGTCCAATGTTTACATAGTCATCATTGAAGGGTGCACGAGGCCAGTTGCTTGTATCAGCGATAGCTAGATTTTGAAACGCCAATAACTTGCCATCAATGAATGCAGTCTTCCATTCAGGAGGAGGCAGCCACTTTCCAGCCTTTTTAAGCAAAACTATTTGTGGATTGTTAAGTGCCTCGATGATTGGTGTGATAGCATCCTGACGATCCTCATTCATTAGATTGAGGTCGTGGTTGCCAAGCACATTAATCATTGGTGCGTGCTTTGCTACTTCAGTGAAGAACTCAGATGCGATTGAAACAAACTCAGGTGAAATGTTGGTCTTGGTATGCGCAGTATCACCAGTATTGACAACAAGGTCAACCTTATACTCTTCCAACTTCCTGTAGAAGTCGGCGAAGGTCTTCTTGTAATCTGAATGGAACTTCAGATTGCGAATGTGAATGTCAGATACATGTGCTATTCTCATGAATGTCCTAATGACGCAGAATGTGAAACCCTATAACGAAGAATGTTAAACACAGACGGACAGGTTAAAGCCTCTTTCTGCACAGCGGCGAACTCTGTCTTCGTCATCTCTCCAGGATCCTTGTATCTGATTGGAAGAGTGACAACATTTGTATTGACACCTAACTTCATTAGGTTTTCTGCTATCTTGATTGTGTCCTCTGGTGCGTCTCTATCTAGCGCAATGAAGACTTCGACTTTCTTTTCGAGGATCTTGTTGATGAGTTTTTGACTGAGGATTTTTCCTTGGAGGGGAATAGCATTTGTGCCTGCTTTGATAGCATCAAATGGACCCTCAACAAGAGTGATAGCTCTTCTCCAGTCAACGAGTAGATCATTGAAGATGATGTTTTTCTCGAAGACTCCCGAGAGGTACGGGAGACCTTGCCTTTTCCAGATCGCCCTGCCGACGAAGAAGTTGAGTTCCCCGTATTCATCGAACGACGGGATAATGATTCTTTCCGCATAACGCCCCGTTTCACAATACCCTAGTTTGTAAGTTAGAATGTCGTCAGAATGGATGCCTCTATC